GCAGTTGGAGATATCAACAACTTTCGATTATGTTTTAAAGCGTCGTATACTCCCTCAACTTGGTATTCGCGGGGAGCGTACTTGCAAATAGAAGTCATATAATCTTTCACACCTTCTTTTGAAATCATCTCATTGACTTCAAAAGGAAGACCATAGTACTTATTATTTCTAAACTCATATGTGTAGTTGTGCTGTTCGCAAAATCTTATGAGTTTATCTAATAATCCAATGTATATTTCTTTTGTATTTACATTAAACAAATAAATGAACCCATCCCACCACTTATTTTTGTAGGCTGGGGCAAATTTGGCATTTGGAACTTCAAATTGAAATGCGTCTCTTAATTCATAGTAGACGTGTGGCTCTGCTTCAACTTGAAGATATACCTCATTCTTTTTAAATATGACCAAATGAGACATTCATAAAATATCAGTTATGAATATTTATTTGCTCAATTAAATCCTGCTTGGAACCGATGCCACTCAATTGCATTTTTGATTTGAAACGTTCTATTGGAAATTGTTTTAATGACTTCTTCCAAGAACTTCAACATAATATCGTAATATCGTATCTTGAGTTCTATCTTACTTAGTCTCTCATCCCCATCCATATGCCTCTGTATTGCCTCTTTGTCTCGAACTTTATAGGGAAATGGTTCTTCCTCATAAACCTCTTGTGGCGCCTTTCCCGTATAATAGTTGTAGCGTTCAAGTCTGACGCGATTAAAAGTTTCCCTTGCTTTCTCACGCAACAAAGTAATCGTATTATAGATTGTATAATACTTGGCGTGTAGTTGAGGAATTTTTAATGATTCATCGTGTAGGTTATCTGGATCAATGACAGAATCTTTCTGCCACATTTCCTGAATTTCATCAAGGTTCATAGACGGTTATTATTTGTATCCAGGATATTGTAGATAGTATACTTGAAAGTAACGTCTGCTGTAAAGTACTGTATGTCAGTTTGTGTGGAATCAAATTCAAGAGAAGATAATGATATTGGAAACAAATCCTTAAATTTTACAACAATGTTTGTATTATAATTACTATCTAAAACATAAAGACTTCCATCACTATATGCTTTTTTTGGATCTCTGTTTTCACCATCAATGAGATCATCATATTCACTGAGAACTTCTGGAGCTCCCAATCCAGTTAACCAGTTATGAATTACCATATAATTTACCAAATCTTCATCAACCAAAAATCTTAAAGAGAGATCCCCATAAGTTAATTTTGTTCCAGGAACATCCAAATCTTTTAAGTAAGTTGGTTGTTGTAGCAAGTCTAAAGTTATTTCTGGAATTCTTGCCGTATTGCAATAAAAAGAAACCTTTGGATCTTTAGATAAAGTAAATCTGAATCCAACAGGTGAAAGGAAATTTCTGTTTCTTAACTGCCTATCAAGAACACTTGCCATGGTCTTTTATTTGTATTTAGATAAAAAAAGAGACCCCGAAGGGTCTCTTGATCGAGTTGTGAATTAGATCACATCAGGTTAGAAACCTTAACTCTTCTGTAGTAGGTGTTTGCATTGGTGGTCAGAGCACCAGCGCCAGCGGTAAGACCCTCAGCGAATGGGTTTGCAACCATTCCATAACGGGTCTTAAAGCCGATCTTAGGCTGGAAGGTGTTCTCGCCAACGGCACGTACCATCTGGAGAGGTACATATGGGCAATAGAACAGACCAGCATCATAAGGCGAAGAACCCTTATAACCGACAACGTAGAACTGGTTAGCAGATACGTTTGCCGAATATGGATCAATGTATACGCGATACTTACCTTGGAGAACACCAGCGAAGGTGTTGCCAGTGTCATCAACGTTCAGGTTAGCGTTGAGTGCAGGGGTGTAATCGAGAACACCAGCCATTGCAAGTGCCGAAGCAACGTCAGCAGAGCAAAGGATAGTGTTACCCTTCCCTCTACGGGTTTGTTGGGCAATTGCGTTTGCGTCGCGCTCGATCTGGAAGATCAGACCCTTGAACTTCTCAACCGACCAACGACCGTTGGAGTCAACGTCGAGGTCAAAAGTGCCAGCGGTAGCGGTATTAACTTGAGCACCAGGCTTAGCAATCTTGTAGATGGTTCTGATTACTTCGCGGTTGATCTCAGCAAGAATCTCAGTTGAGAGAATATTTGCGAGTTCAGCCTCAGCATTCAGACCGTGGATTGCCTTGAGGTCCTGGGCGAGTTCTAGTGAGTACTCAGCCTTCAGAGCTCTTGACTTGGCGGTTACAGTGACTTTCTCAATCGAGAATGCCATCTGGTTGAATTGATCAGTTTCACCGAGCGATTCTGCGTCGTCGGTTCTCATGCCTTGACCTACGTTGTAGGTATTAGCACCTGCACCACCATTATTGGTTTGATCTGAAGGATCGAGAATTGATGGGTTGGTTCCTCTTTGTGAGGTTGTACCCATACCAACAGCACCATTGGTCCAACCATTGGTGTTGTTGAATCCGCTATCTTGACCGGAGAATGCTGAATCTACTTCATCATAGAATGTCTCAGTACCACTTTGAGTTCTGTAGCGTGAACGCATTGCGAAGATCAGTCCAGTAGGACCGTTCATTGGTTGAACGCCACAAAGATCGTAAGCGATCAGATTAGGCATCGAACGACGGATCAGTGAGATCAGTACGGGATCGAAACCTTGCATTGCGCCAGTTGTAGCGCCACCTAAACCAGCTCCACTTGCACCAGTTGCGGTGCTGTTGGTTGGTGCTTCGTAGAGGAACTCACGCTCTTCGCGGAGTGCTCTCTCTTGGTTTTCGAGCAGGATTGCGGTTACAGCTCTACGATGTGAATCTTTGAAAGAATCAAGACCTTCGTAATCTAGGAGCGGTGCCCACTTCTCCTGCAGTGATTCTAGATTGAATCCTTGCATTTGATTTACCTCTTTGGAAATTTAAGTTTGATTGGTTATGATTTAAAAATCACTTTTTAGAAACTCTTTGGAGAGTCTGAAGGTATGCACCCATGGTGCCACCAACTGATTGAATATTCATGTTGGTTTCTTCAGACAGATTTTCACTAGCGTTTCTTTGAGTACCAGCAGTTCTGCTTGGGAAATATGATTCCCTCAGAGTTACCAGTTTCTCACGATAGCTCTCTTCACTATCAAACTCAACATTTTCAGCAAGAGAAGCGAGTTTGTCCTTCTGAGAAAGTGCAAGACCCTCAGTGACTTCTGCAAAAATTACATCAGCAACCGACTCTGCTAATCTTCTATTTAGAGCAACGTTTCTTTCGATTTGCTCGTTGAGTTTTGCTTCCATTTCATCAAGTTTATCTACCATATTCTCGATAACATCATATCTATCTTCAGGGATTGTTACATAATGATCTTCAAAAAGTTGTTTCATTCCGGCAAGGAATGATTCGGTCATTTCAGTCTTAAGACCGTGCTCAACTGCGAGTGCATTTTCAGAAATCCACTCATCAGCGACATACTCAAGATAAGCATCAACACGGTCGGTAAGACCCTCTTTGATTGCTTCGATTTCTTCTACAAGTGCTTGCTCATAAGAAGCTTGGAGTGATTCTTTGATTTCAGCAACTTTTGATTTGATTACTGTCTCAAAAATAGTACGTGCTTTCTCTTGGAACTCCTCAGAGAGTTCTTCACCAGCAAGGAGAGCGTTGACATCTTCTTCAATGTCAAACTCTTCCTTCATTTCATCTTCTTTATTTTCGTGTCCCTTACCTTCTTTCTTCTCGCCCTTCTCTTTCTTACCTTCTTTATGTGGAGGCTCACCAGGCTTTTCTTCTTCGGCAGCTTCAGCAACTACTTCCTCTTCGTCTTCAAGAACCTCTTCTTCATCAACAAGATCCTCATCCTCTTCTGTCTCTTCCTTTGCCACAGTCTTCATAGGTTCGGCAGCAGCAGCTTTGGCGTTAACGACATTTCTTACTTGAGCAAGAGTCGCGCCAGGAGTCTTGAGATGTGCTGATTCGTCATCTGCACGATAGTTTTCTGGAGTAGGACCACCAAGATCTTCCCAACCAGCAGTTTGTCCTGGAGTTGCTCCAGTTAGTTTGTGCATTGGTTCGGCAGGTGCAGCCCCTTTGGTTACTACGTTTTCCATTTCTTGTAAATTTCTACCAACGGACATTTGTTTAGATTCTTGTATATAATCTATATTTATTTATAAATTAAAGATTTGAAAGAAAATCTTGGAACAATTGTACTTTATGTTCCTGAAGTTTTCTTTCATCAACTAGAGTATTAATTCTACGTTGAGTTTGTTCTGCAAATTTTTCACGAAGAATTCCTCCTTCCCAAACCCACTCTTTACCTTCCATAATTCCCTGAACAAAAGCGTCAGGAGC